TCAGACCAGCACCGAGTACCAGAACACCCGGCCGATCACGTTGATGTGCTCGGCGGCTTCCTGGGGCTCGTAGCGCTCGTCCGGATGCTCGTCGCTGTTGAAGCTGCGAATGCGCAGGCCGCCGCCCGGAAGGCGGTAGAGCAGTTTCACGCGCAGTTGGCCGTCGTGGTCGAAGGCGTACATGTCGCCGTCCTTGATCGTCCGCGCGCTAGTGTCCACGCCTACCGTGCTGCCGTCCGGCAGCACCGGCTCCATGCTGTTGCCGCTGACCGTGACGCAGGCGGCACTGGCCGGATCGATGTTCTTCTTGCGCAGGGTGTACTTGCCGAAGCGCAGCTTGCGCCCGCCGGTCTGCAGGATCACCGTGCTGCCCTTGCCGCCGGACAGCTCGATCTCCTTGTAGAAGGGCAGTTCGATCTCGTCGGCATCCAGGGGCGTTTCGTCGTCCCATGACTCTACTGCGCCAAGCCAACTGGCATTGGGTCCTGCGTTCGCCTGGCCGCGCTCGGCGAGCATCTCGCCGCGACCTTCCGCCAGCCACAGGGGGTTGACGCCGCAGGCGCCGGCGATCTGCGCGACGAAGCTGGTGGCGCGGGACTTGCCGCGCTCCAGATCGGAAATGGAGGTCTGGGTCATGCCTACCGCCTGGGCAAGCTGGACCTGGCTGAGATGGGCGTGCTTGCGCGCCGCCTTGATGCGATCTTTGAGTTCCATAGGTGGCAAGACTAAGGGTGTACCTGTGGCATTGCAAGCGTCCGTATATGGGTATTACCATAATTTCAGCGCTTTCCTACTCGCCTCGGGTAGGACGGCGGCCCAACACAGCCACTGCGGGTGGCTAATGCGAGCGGCCAGCCAGGTGGGCCGGCCAAGGAGGGAATACCATGTTTCAAAGTACCGAGCAGGCGCTGGCCGTGGCCTACTGGATGTTCGAGCACCAGCCGGGACCGAAGTCGTCGACGGCGATGGTGATCGATGGCCTGCGCGAGCGCTTCGATCGCAGCTTCATCGAACACCTGCCCAGCGGTTTGAGTCCGCACGAATGGCAGGCCCAGGCGGTGATGACCGTGCGTTTCGCCCAGCGCCAGCTGGCTGCGCACCCACTGGAGCTGGCGGTGGTGCGGGCCGAGTTCGCCCGCGGGCGGGATTTCGTCCTTGGCCTGGCGGCTTTGCGCGACTGGCTGAAGCCCGGGGCCGACCCGATCGAGCAGCGGGCAACCCTGGCCTTGCTGATGCGCATGTTCCGTCGTCCGCCGTCGAGCATCCGCGAGATCGAGCGACTCAGCGGCCTGTCGAAGAGCACCCTGCATCGCTGGGACAAGGAATGGCGCGAGCGGGTCGTCGCTTTGCTGCGCCAGGCCTTGCAGCGACTGGAGGAGCCGATGGCGGAGGTGGGGATCGTGGGCGAGCGCTAAAAAAATTTCTGTATGAAAACGGGTTTTCCCATATTGACGCTATGGGACGATAAAGGTATAAATTCTCCACGATTGAAATTCCTCTGGCCGAAGCCCGCCGATGCGGGCTTCGCCCGTTCCGGGCCCGCCTTTTCGGCGGGCCTTTGCATTTCCGGGAGTCATCCATGTCCGAGCCAAGCTCTGCGGCCTCCGCCGCCAGCGCAATGGCTGGCGTCGGCCTGGCCATGTACCTGCCGGGTATCGATGGCAACGCCTTGCTGGGAGGCTTCGGCGGCGCCATCTTCTTTGTCGTGTTCGCCCGTGACTACAACGCCCTGACCCGCCTCGGCTACCTGCTGGTGTCCTGGGTCGGCGGCTATTACGCCGGAATCGAGGCGCTCGGCCGCGGGTTGACCCAGACCAGCGGCATGGCCGCCTTCGTCGCCGCGACCCTGTGCGTGACCGGCGGCATCGGCATGCTCGAGTGGATGCGTGGCGGTGAACTGCCCAACTGGATGCGCGGGCTGTTGCGCCGCCGGGGAGGCAAGTCCGATGGTTGATCCGCTGTCCACCCTGACCGTGCTGGTCTGCTCGGCGATCTGCATGCGCCTGATCACCTATCGCCGCGCCGGCGCGCGTTTCCGCCCCGGCGTTTCCCTGTGCGCCTACCTGCTGGCGTTGTGCACCGGCTGCCAGGCGCTGGGAATAGTGGCCGGGCTGTATCGCGCCGAGCACCTCTCGCCGTGGATGCTCGGGGTACTGCTGGTGCTGCTGGTCCTGCTGTTGCAGGCGCGTGGCAACCTGGCGCGGGTCCTGCGCCTGCATTGAACGAACGCACTTCGCTCCGGCCTGGCCGGCGGTTGTATCCGCCGCGTCGGTGCCTGTCCGTCATCCATCCATCCTGAAAAAGGAGTTCGCCATGTCCAGTGCAACCGTGCGCCTGGATCACGCCGCCCTGCGCGAAACGTTGCGGCAGTTGTTCGGCCTGCCCGCCGGCAGCGTCGTCGATGCCGATCAACTGCTGGCCCCGCCGGCCATCCCCTTCATGACCTTGCGCCTGGAGTCCTCGAGCCTGCTTGGCAAGGTGCGGCGGGAGTTTTCCGCCAGTGGCGAGCAGGAGTCCCTGCTGGCCAGTTGCGAGAGCATCTTTCGCCTGACCTGGCATGGTCCCGAGGCGCACCAGTACCTGCAGGATGCCCGCTGCCTGCTGCAGTCAGGCAATGCCGGCGAGCGCCTGCGCGTGCTGAAGGCCAGCCTGCTGCGCCTGACGCCTATCGAAAACCTGTCCGTCGTGCAGGATGGCCAGGCGCTGGGGCAGGCTCGTTTCGACCTTGTTCTCGCTCACGAACACGTGCTGCTCGTCGACCTCGAGCGCACCGCTTCCGGACAGGCCTCCGGGGGGACGGGTGGAACGGCTTCCTAGAGGTCGTTGCGATGCATCGTAGCGATGCCATCCATACATAAAGGAGAGAACCATGGTCATGTTGATCAGTCGTCGCGTCGGCATCGTTCGCCTGGATGCGGTGATTTCCGAAAACCTCGCGCAGGCTGCCGGGAGTGTCGTCGAGACGGGGCAAGAGGCTGCCGTCAGCGCGCGCGGCGACCAGCTCATCACCATCGTCGGCAGCATTGTCGACCATGCGCCCGCTGGCGAGCCGTTGCCCTCCTTGCTGCCGATGGAGGTAGGCAGCCGCGCGTTGAACGAGTGCCGTGTGCGCAAGGGCATCGCTGCCTTGACTTCACTGCAAGGCGCTTCCGAAACGGTGGACGTGCAAACGGGATTCCACCTGTATCGCGGTCTGTTCATCACGCGCGTTGTTGCCCGGCGAACCGCAGAAAGAGGATTGAGCCTGACCATAACCGCCAGCCAGAGGCGTGCGCGGCGGGCAGGCGGTAGGTTGCTGAAGACTGTCGTCCGTCTTTTCCATGCGGGCAGGGCGACACCCTGCCCGGCACGCTAAAGGCGATGCCGGTCCTGCTTTCATCGGTATGAGGTCGGCCCGGCCTTAGCTCCCGGGATCGACTCGCTCCACCCGGTACCTTCCCTTTCCCTTCACGCATCCCTCCTGATCGAAGCTCACGCTTCTCGCTCCCCGTCGCTTGTCGGCCTTGTACTGATAACGCACCTCCGCATTGTTCCCGCTGACCCGGTCCGGCTTGCCCAGCGCCCGCTCCACATCGGAGCGGGTCATTCCCGCCATTATTCGCTGCTCCACGATCGCCTTGCGGCGTTCCTTCTCGTCCAGGCGTCTGCTGCAGCGATCTTCTCTTTCTCCGATCACCGCGAGCGGCACGCTTTTCCGGCCGATGGACGCCTTTTTCGTCTTCGTCTCGGCCATCGGCGTGACACTCCTGCCTCCCGGCGGCGGGTTGTCCGCCACGACGGTCTCGCCGGCCTGCCCGGCGGGGCAACCGAGTTGGGTGAAGCTGACATGGCCGCTGGCGTCTTCGCAGCGGAATACCGCAGCGGCCTCGCAGGTGGACGCCAGCGAGAGGAGGAGAAGGAGGGACAGGGAACGCATGGCCGGCACTCCGGGTCGGATAAGGGTGAGTGCAGGCTAACGCGTTGCCTTTTTCCGCGGGGCCGAGTGTCCTGAGTGAAATTTCCGGCGTCGCAGTCAGGCGTCGAGTGACGATGAACTTTGTGCCGCAAGCGCTTGTTCTTGCCGCCATTTTGTAACGCGCAAAACGCAAGCGGAGTGTTATCATTATCCGTATCTGCCCCGAGAGGGCCCTTGGAACACCCCCATGGACTTACCCAGTAGAAACTCGAACAGTTTCCCGTTTGACCAATCACGTTTCTGATTGACCCCTTTGGCGTGCTCCGCTACTGGGGGTGGAGCGCGCTATGACCGAAGTAGAAGCCAAGAAGCCGCAGGAAAGCCTGCAGGACCGCCTAGCGCAGGTGGTCGAGCTGCTGCATCGCCACAAGGTGGTGGAGGACCTGACCCATCGTCAGGAAGGCCAGCACCATGACCGGGTGGAAAACCTCGTCCACCGCCAGAATCTCGTAGAACTCCAGCGCAAGCTGGAGGAACTGCACCCCGCCGACATCGCCCACATCCTCGAATCGCTGCCGCTGGACGACCGTCTGACGGTCTGGCAACTGGTCAAGTCCGAGGACGACGGCGACATTCTCCTCGAAGTCTCCGACGCGGTCCGGGAAACCCTGATCGCGGACATGGACGACCACGAGATCATCGCCGCGACCAAGGACCTGGACGCCGACGAACTCGCCGACCTGGCGCCGGAACTGCCGCGCGACGTGGTCCATGAACTGATGGAAAGCCTCGACGCGCAGCAGCGCGAGCGAGTGCGTTCGGCGCTGTCCTACGAGGAGGACCAGGTCGGCGCGCTGATGGACTTCGAGATGGTCACCATCCGCGAGGACGTCAGCCTGGAAGTGGTGCTGCGCTACCTGCGCCGCCTGAAGGAACTGCCCGGGCATACCGACAAACTGTTCGTGGTCGACTACGACGGCGTGCTCAAGGGCGTGCTGCCGATCAAGCGCCTGCTGGTCAACGATCCGGACAAGCAAGTGCTGGAAGTCATGGCCACCGACCCGGTGACCTTCCACCCGGACGAGGACGGCTACGACGCCGCCCAGGCATTCGAGCGTTACGACCTGATTTCCGCGCCGGTGGTGGACAAGGGCGGCAAGCTGATCGGTCGTCTGACCATCGACGAGATGGTCGACCTGATCCGTGAGGAGAGCGAAAGCGAAGTCCTCAACATGGCCGGTCTGCGTGAAGAAGAAGACATCTTCGCCTCGGTCTGGAAGTCGGTGCGCAACCGCTGGGCCTGGCTGGCCACCAACCTGATCACCGCCTTCGTCGCCTCGCGGGTGATCGGCCTGTTCGAAGGCTCCATCGAGAAACTGGTGGCGCTGGCCGCGCTGATGCCGATCGTTGCCGGCATCGGTGGCAACTCCGGCAACCAGACCATCACCATGATCGTCCGCGCCATCGCGCTCGACCAGGTACAGCCGACCAGCAACAGTCGCAACCGCCTGCTGCGCAAGGAGCTTGGCGTCGCGCTGGTCAACGGCCTGGCGTGGGGCGGAGTGATCGGCGTGGTGGCCTTCTATCTTTACGGCAACTGGGAACTGGGCGTGGTGATGACCGCCGCGATGACCCTGAACCTGCTGCTGGCGGCGATGATGGGAGTGCTGATCCCGATGACCCTGCATCGTTTCGGACGCGATCCGGCGATGGGCTCCAGCGTGATGATCACTGCGATGACCGACAGCGGCGGTTTCTTCATCTTCCTCGGCCTGGCGACGATCTTCCTGATGTAGCCGGAGCGCCATGCAAGAAGCCGCCCACGGGCGGCTTTTTTCATGGCGGTCAGATCAGCGGGGAAACCTTTGGTGGCGACCAGGACAGCACGCTCAGGCAGCGATCGCCGCCATTGACGAAATACTCGTCGACGGCCTTGGTCTCGCGGGCGACGAAGCCCTCGCGACGGCATTCCTGGTCCAGCCAGCCGCCTTGCTCGACCCGGTACAGCCAACCCTCGGACGCCGCACAGGCTGGCCAGAATTCCAGCAGGTCGGCAGCGTCGAGCTGGCGCAGGCCTTCGACTTCGACGAACTCGACGCGCCAGGTGCGCTGGTTGGCGAGGTCGCGGACGAGGATGGTGAGGCCGGCGCGATCCTGGCGGCACTCCAGGAACCAGGGGTCGACGCAGGGCGGCGCCTGGAGCAGAACCGCCAGCAGCGGCTCCGCGCGTTCAGCCACGGACGCGCAGGGTCAGGCCCTTGAGGAAGTTGCGCAGCAACTGGTCGCCGCAGGTCCGGTAGTTGCTGTGGCCGGGCTTGCGAAACAGGGCGCTCAGCTCGGGTTTGGAGACCGGGAAGTCGACGCTGGCGAGGATGGCATGGAGGTCTTCCTCCTTGAGTTCGAAGGCGACCCGCAGCTTCTTCAGGATCATGTTGTTGCTCAACGGCAGCTCCAGCGGCGGTAGCGGACGCGACTCGTCGCGACCGCGGCGCTGGATGATCAGTCCGTCCAGGCAGCGCGCCAGGTAGCGGTCGGGGCAGGCCTGGAAGCCGTCTTCGTCTTCCTTCTTCAGGTAAGCCTCGAGCAGGTCCGCTTCGACTTGCTCGCCGAACGGGGCGGCCAGTTCGGCCAGATGTGCATCGGGAAGATCCAGCAGGTAGCGCAGGCTGCGTAGTACGTCGTTGTTGAGCATCGTGCTCTCCGGAACGGTTGGCGATGAAAAAGCCCCGCGGGGCGGGGCTCTTCAGGGGGGCTCAGACCAGCTCGGCCCAGAGGTCGTACTCGTCGGCATCGGTGATGCGCACGCGGACCTTGTCGCCCGGCTTCAGCTCGTCGCTGTCGACGAACACGTTGCCGTCGATTTCCGGAGCGTCGGCCCAGGAGCGGCCGACCGCGCCCTGTTCGTCGACTTCGTCGATCAGCACTTCGATTTCCTTGCCCACCTTGAGCTGCAGGCGAGCGGCGGAAATCGCCTGCTGGTGGGCCATGAAGCGTTCCCAGCGGTCCTGCTTGACCTCGTCCGGCACCGGCTCCAGGCCCAGCTCGTTGGCCGGAGCGCCTTCGACGGGGGAGTACTGGAAGCAGCCGACGCGGTCGAGCTGGGCTTCCGTCAGCCAGTCGAGCAGGTACTGGAAGTCTTCTTCGGTTTCGCCCGGGAAGCCGACGATGAAGGTCGAGCGGATGGTCAGTTCCGGGCAGATCTCGCGCCACTGCTTGATCCGGGCCAGGGTCTTGTCCTCGAAGGCCGGGCGCTTCATGGCCTTGAGCACCTTCGGGCTGGCGTGCTGGAAGGGGATGTCGAGGTACGGCAGGAGCTTGCCGGCGGCCATCAGCGGGATCACGTCGTCGACGTTGGGGTACGGGTAGACGTAGTGCAGGCGAACCCACACGCCCATGCTGCTCAGCGCCTCGCAGAGTTCCTTCATGCGGGTCTTGACCGGCTGGCCGTTCCAGAAGTCGGTCTTGTACTTCAGGTCCACGCCGTAGGCGCTGGTGTCCTGGGAAATCACCAGGAGTTCCTTGACCCCGGCCTTGACCAGGCGCTCGGCCTCGCTCAGCACGTCGCCGACCGGCCGGCTGACCAGCTTGCCGCGCATGGACGGGATGATGCAGAAGCTGCAGCTGTGGTTGCAGCCTTCGGAAATCTTCAGGTAGGCGTAGTGGCGTGGGGTCAGCTTGACGCCTTGCGGCGGGACCAGGTCGACCAGCGGGTTGTGTTCGGTCTTCGGCGGCACCACTTCGTGCACCGCGGTAACCACCTGCTCGTACTGTTGCGGGCCGGTGACCGCCAGGACGCTGGGATGCACGTCGCGGATCGCGTGCTCTTCCACGCCCATGCAGCCGGTGACGATGACCTTGCCGTTCTCGGCGATGGCTTCGCCGATCACTTCCAGGGACTCGGCCTTGGCGCTGTCGATGAAACCGCAGGTGTTGACCACCACGACGTCGGCGTCTTCGTAGGTCGGGACGACCTCATAGCCTTCCATGCGCAGCTGGGTGAGGATGCGCTCGGAGTCGACCAGCGCCTTGGGGCACCCTAACGAAACCCATCCTATACTAGGGGCCTTATGCTCTTTTTGAGAATTCATTAGTTTTAGGTGCCTCAGGAATCACGGTATGGGAAAAAACGGCGCGCGAGTATACAGCTATTTGAGGTTTTCCGATCCCCGGCAGGCGACCGGGAGTAGCGCCGACCGTCAGTTAGCGTATGCCTCGGCCTGGGCCTCTAAGCATGGTATGGAGCTGGATGCCACGTTGACTCTGCGTGACGAAGGGCTTTCGGCGTACCACGAAACACACGTAAAGCAGGGCGCCTTGGGTGCGTTCCTCAGGGCCGTCGATGAGGGACGCATCCCGGCAGGGTCTGTCTTGATCGTTGAAGGGCTGGACCGTCTGAGTCGAGCAGAGCCACTTCTTGCGCAGGCGCAGCTTGGCCAGATCGTGAACGCCGGCATTACGGTCGTGACGGCAAGCGACGGCCGCGAATACAACAGGGAAGGGCTCAAGGCGGAGCCGATGAACCTTGTGTATTCGCTCTTGGTAATGATTCGGGCGCACGAGGAGTCCGATACCAAAAGCAAGCGGGTGAAGGCCGCAGTGCGGCGGCAGTGCGAAGCATGGGTTGCCGGCTCCTATCGTGGTCGCATTGTGAGTGGCAAAGATCCGCAGTGGCTGGCCTGGGACGGTGACTCTTGGCAGTTCATTCCCGAGCGAGTCGAGGCGGTACGCTTTGCTCTAGATGCATATCGATCCGGTATTGGGGCCGCTCGGCTGGTTCGCCTGATGCATGAAAAGGGGATGGTGCTGAGCGACTGGGGTATTGCGGCGCAGCAGGTATATCGGTTGGTGCGTTTGCCCGCATTGCGAGGTGCCAAGCGGATCTCCATCGATGGCGAGGACTTCATGCTGGAGGACTACTATCCACGGCTGTTGTCCGATGAGGAGTTCTCCGAACTGGAGACATTGGTGGGCCAGCGCTATCGGCGTCGAGGAAAGGACGAGATTGTTGGCATCGTGACCGGTATCGGCATAACTCGGTGTGGCTACTGTGGTACCGCGCTGGTAGCACAGAATCTCATGCAGCGAGTGAAGGCTGACGGCTCGCTTGAGGATGGCCACCGGCGTCTTCACTGCGTTAGCTACAGCAAGAATGGCGGGTGTAATGGGGGGAGCTGTAGCTCGGTACCGATTGAGCGCGCCGTGCTCGCTTACTGTTCTGACCAGATGAACCTTCAGCGCCTACTTGAGCCGACGTCGGCCGGCGAGGATCTGCGGCCGCGCCTGGTCGAGGCGCAAAAAGGCGTTGCCGAGATCGAGCGCCAGTTGGAGCGCGTAACCGATGCGCTGTTGGCGGACGACAGTGGTGCGGCGCCGTTGGCGTTCGTACGCAAGGCGCGCGAGTTGGAGGAGGATCTGGAAAGACATCGATCAGCAGTCCGGGCGTTGGAGCAGGAGTTGGTGGCGAAGTCCGCTTCAGCCCCTGCGGCTGGGGCGTCAAAATGGGCAGAGTTGGCGGAGCGGGCAAAATCGATGGCCGATGTTGACGCGAGGGAGCAGGCGCGGCAACTGGTTATGGATACCTTCGAGACCCTGGTGGTGTACATGCGTGGTGTGATACCGAACCCGAAGGGGCGGTACATTGACGTCATGATGAAGTCCCGTGCCGGCCAAACGCGCTGGATTCGCGTTGACCGGCGGACGGGAGTCTGGAAGGAGGGGGCCGACCGGCCAACTACGCGGCGGCCTTGATCAAGCGGCTGATCACCTCGGGGTCGCCTGGAGGGCTGCTGTGGACTACTAGCCAGCCCTCACACTGCCAGAGGTTCTCTAGCGTCTCGGTGCAGACCCGCCAGGCTGCCCAGCGTACCGGGTCGCCCGCTTCGATGATGTTGCCTTCTTCGTCCACTAGAGCCATGCGTAGCGGCTTGCCGTCGCGGGTTGTGGCGACGAAACCGCTGCTAGAGTTGGCGCTGATGATGGCATTCGGCATTTCGGGGTTTGGGTACATTTCGCTCATCAGTGGCACCCCACTTGCCATGCCGCCAGCGTGCGGAGGATCGGGAATACCTCCGCTGCGAACACTGCGGCCAGGCCCAGGGTGGCGATCAGTCCGAGGGCGGTCAGCGCTCTACGCATCGCGTGGCCCTCCCCGGCCCAGCTCTTCCTGAAGCGCTTGAATGGCTTCGATGATCTCACCGGCGCCACCTTCCTGTTGCTCTGCGGGGATTCCCAGCGCCTCGCCAACGGCAGCAAGGTCCAGCGCCATGGCGCAGATGATCCGGTTTCCGCGCGCAACTTCCTCCCTGAGCGCCCTGGATTCAGCTTCCCAGTGTTCGGCAGCTCCTCGCAGTTCCTTAATCTCCATTTCCATTCCAGCGCACTGATGGCGCGCAGCATCGCCTTTTGCGGCCGCGTCGTTTGCCATAGCCAGTTCGGCTTTCAGCTCCGCGCACCTGGCCTGGGCGGCGTCTCGCTCTTTTTCGCAGCGCCCCCAGCCGTTCGTTGCGCTACCGAGCTTGAAGATCAGTTCGGTGTTGCGCTCTCGCTGAGATTGAAGCTCCGCCCGCAGTGCTTCGACTTCGGCCTGGGCGACTTTCAGTTGCTCCTCCAACTGCTTGGAATGAGCGCGGATTCCCTGTACGGTCCAGCCCCCATCGATGGCGTCTTGCGGCAGCCCTTCGCAGATGCGCTCGAACTGGCGCAGGCGCACAGCGATTTCGTTCTTGTGGTCTCGCTCCTGTTCGGCCAGGTATTGCCAGTGCTCGGCAGCCGGCCATGGGGACGAAACAACCACTGCGCCGACCGTAATTCCCTCTGGCATCGGCAGGGCATTCAGCTCGGCTGCGTGCTTGTCGGCGTCTTCGCGGGTGAATGCTGCGTACAGTTCGTCCGGCCCCTGGGCATGTACAGCCCAAAGCTCTGGTCGCTCCGACTCTGGCTGCTGGGTGAGATCCCGACGAATGTCGCCGTGTTGTGCGCATGCCGGGATGGTAATCGTGCGTTGCTCGGTCATGCTGCTATTTCCTCTATTTTGATCGGTGTCCAGTCGCCATCGCAGAGCCCATAGGCACTGGAGCAGGCAGAAGCATCGTCAGCCTCGGCCATCAAGTCGTACTGGATGCCGCCGCGAGTGGTGCGGGACCACTCCACGGCCTGGCGGATGTTGGCTATGCGGACTATTTCGGCAGCGCTGAGGTCCTTGATGCTGCCTCCTTGGTGCTTGGCGTTGGAACCGGCGAAGAACGTCGCGACGGCGCGCTTGGAGGCTGCACGCACCAGATGCTCCCACTGCTCGATGCGGTCGATGTGCTCGGGAAAGCGAAGGGCGATCTCGCGCAGTTCGCCCTTGCGGCAGTTGATGCATGGCATGCACCCGACGCGCCCCATGCCCTGGCTGTAGAGCGGGTTGGGCTTCACGCCGGCATAGCGGTGGGCCTCGAAAACGGCTTCCACTGGCCAGGTGAGGATCGGCCGGTAGTTGAACAGCCCTCCGCCCACCTCATCGCACTCGGGCAGGTAGCGGCGGGCCTCGGACTCCTCACGGCGCACGCCCTGCCACGACGGCACCATGTTCTGTCCGTCGAGGAGCGGGATCATTACCTGCTCGATGATCACGTTGCGCTTCAGCTCCTCGGTACAGAACTGCGCCTTGCGAGAGGGGAAGCGCCCCTTCCACAGGCAGAGGTCGAGGAAGGGGATGCCGGTGGGCTGGAGCACTTCCAGCGCGGCCTCGATGATGCTTTCAGCCACGCCTTGATCGCGCCACTTGGTTTCGATGTAGCGGCGCTTGCCGGCGATCTGTCGAGAGAAGTCAGCGCGCCGGCGTTCGATGGTCACGCCAGTGACCTGCTCCAGATAGTCGATGTATTCCAGCGTCAGCTCGTGCTCGTTGCCGGTGTCGGCGAAGCCCCCCCGAAGGTTCGGCACCTGGTGGGCCATCGCCACCAGTAGGGTGGCCGTGCTGTCTTTGCCGCCGGAGACGCTGACAATGTTGTGCTGCTGGCCATGCACCGTGTTGGCGGCGTACCAGGGGTATGGCCTGGCCTGCGCAAGCGTTAGTTCGCGAAAAGTGGTCATGCCCTTGTTCCTTGTTCTTCTGCAATCATCTGATCAACTGCGGCGTCGGTGGCTTCCGGCGTCTTGGTGGTGCTGGTCAGCGGCTGTCGAGTTGGCTTTAGCCCCAGGCCGGCGCGACGGGTAAGGTAGAGGTAGCGCCAGGCGTGCTGGATCAACTCCCCCAGCGTCAGCGGGTCCACCAACTGCTCGCTGTTGCAGACGGCTTCGAGTCTGGAGCGGTAGATGCCGCGCTGCCCGAGCCAGGCGGCGGGTAGTGGTCGGGATACGCCGGCGCACGGCGCGGAACCGGTCAGAAACTCGGTGGAGTGCTCCACGCTGATCTCTGGAAGGTCGACCGCCTCGGCGATGGAGCGGCTGTCTTGTTGGGTGTTCTGGCTCATGCTGCCTCCCTCATGGTTTCTTCGGGGAAAAGGGGGTTGGCTTTGAGGAGGGCGTAATAGGGCTTGGGCGACACCGAGTTGCCGCACATCTTCACTTTGGCTTTGTTGCTGAACCGTCGGCCGTCGTGCCCTACGTCGATTTTGTAGGTCTTGGGGAACCCTTGGATCAGGAACAGCTCCAGCGGCGTGAGCATCCGCATGCCGATATCTACGATCACGTAGGGATTTCCCTTGATCGTCACGGTCACCAGCGCGAGGCGGTCGCGGGTGGTGATGGTGGCGGCCGGATCTCGCGGATCGTAGGTGTTGTCGGACCCGTAGTACCCCATGAGGAAGGCCGCCACCCGCAGCGCACCGGCTTCGTTCTCCGGCGATAGCGTGCATTCCATGAGCGCCAGGTCGTCGGCGCCGGCGGTTATCGCTGGTGCTCCTTCTCGGAGATCGCGGCCGGTGCAGCCGTTGCGCAGCGTTACTAAGCTGGCGGTCACGACGTTCTGTTGGCTCCCGCTGGTGGTCAGAGCGGTGGCTGGCTCCGCAGGATGGCGGCCGAGTGTCGCGTTGTACCCGCCATTGTGTTGCGCCAGGTAGGCGACGCCCACGGCACGGTGGTTTTCAGTAAGGACCGTGCCGGCCGGTTGTCCGCAACTGGTCGGTTTACCGCCGTAGGAAGGGCCGCCAGCGCTCACAAGTACGGGGGCGACAACGGCGAAATGACCCCCTTTCACCTCGCTACAGATAGTTCGCCCGGGCTCACTGGCTGGCATGTTGCGTTGGTTGCTTGCGTTGGCATGCTCAGTGATGAATGGGGCAAGCGTGGGCTGAGCTACAGCGAATCCGTGGCCTCCGGTGATGGTGGCTGCGGGCTCGCGCACGGACTGACCCCGGAACTCGGCGCCACCGTGATTCACGCTGACGATGAACGGATCGGCGTGTTCGGTGACGTATTTCTTTACGCCCTTGCGGAGCCGGTCGAGCGTCTTCTTGACGAGGGGGCGGCGTACCTTAAATTTCTTGCCTTCAGTCGCGTCGAGGAAGATCGACGGGCACGGAATGCTCCAGTCGATGTGCGTAGCCACGGGAACCCATGGGAGCTGGTCAGGGCCTGGGGTCTTGGCGTGGGTTGGCTCTGGCCAGTTCAATGGGATGCCATCGCGTCGCGCGATGAAGAACAGGCGTTCCCTGGTGGTGGCGGCGCCGAAGTCCGCGGCAACGAGCTTGTCGTAGTGGTACTGGTAGCCCATGTCTCGGAGCAGGCGAAGGAAGCGCGCCCAGGTGCGTCCTTTGCGCTTGGGGTCCGGTATCAGGTACTGGCGCTGTACGGGTACGCGCTCGCCTGGTTCGGCTACGCGGTGCATGGGCTTGCCGGTGGTTGGGTGCGGCACCATGTCGAGAGTGACCACCCGCTTGGTCTGCGGGCAGCGTTTGGCGATCAGCGGACCCCACTGGAGGATCTGCATCACGTTCTCCATGGTGAGCATCAGGGGACGTGTTTGGCCTGCCCACTTGATCATCATCCATGACAGCGACCGACTTTCCTTGCTGCGGGGCTGTCCACCTCTGGCTTGGCTATGGTGGGTACATTCGGGGCTGGCGTGCAGTCTGCCTACGGGCCGCCCGCGAGTTGCCACCCGAGGCTCCACCAGGCGGATATCTTCTCGGTAGTGCGTGGTCTGCGGATGGTTGACGATGTGCATGCTCACTGCATCGTCGTCATGGTTCACGGCGATATCGACGACCTCGCCAGTGGCTTCCTCCATGGCCTCAGAGGCCCCGCCGCCGCCGGCGAAGAGATCGATGTTCAGATATTCGCGAAGATCGAGAGGGAGCTGGGCCTGGTAGATGGCCTGGGCGAGATCGTGGCGACGGAAAGCGGTCATGCCCGTCCCCCTTCGGCTTTCTCCAGGCGCTGGAGGAGGTCGGTGTTCGCGATGCGCAGCGCGGCAATCTCTTGGTTCTGCTCGCGGATCTGCGCGCACAGCGTGCGGATCAGTGCGTTATCGGTGGGCTTCGGTGGGCGCTTTCCCCCCTCGACAAGCTGCGCGGGCGAGCGAGTCATTAAGCGAAGCGTGGCTATGTGCTTCGCGCCCCGGCGCAGCCTTTCGTGGGGTATGCGTGCCTTCGGCGTGTGCTGAAGGTTGGGTTGGAATATGCCTGCTGCTGCGCAGCAGTGGCTTTTTATAGCGCCACCCTCGGGCATCGGTTGGCGGCCCTGGGCGATGGCGATCAGTTGGATGCGACGTGCCATGCCGCCGCCGCGCTTCTGCGCGGCCGGGGCTTGGGTGCTGTGGGTGGCGTGTGCCAGGGCGGCGCCCTGGCGGAGTGCTGCTACGCAGCCAGCCGGGATAGGGGCGGTCATTGGGCGCTCCTCGGGTAGACGCAGTGGCCATCGGCCGCGTTCGAGTCGAATAGATGCCGGTTCCTGCTGGTCCGCTCAGACCAGAGGCGGGCGCCTTCGCGTTCCACGCGGCGGAAGTCTTCGGCGTCGAAGATCACGTCTTCGCACTTCGGGCCTTCGCAGCCGCATTCGTGGCAGAACACATAGGCGTCGACGTCCAGGCCCTCGCAGCCGTAGGTCGTCATTTCCCGGACCGTTCCGAACGGTGAGAACGTGCGAGCGACCAGCACGACTGGAGGGCCCTCGCACCAGGGGCAGGGCGGGAGATTGATCACATCCGCCGAGTCCTTGTTGCTCGGGTGGAGTTGCACTGGCCATGGGTGGGGGCCGTCCACCATCCTGGGGAACAAGGCGAAGCCCGCCAGGTTGAAGGATCGGATGGTGGCGATCCCATCGAACCGCTCGTTCGGCCGCACGTTGGAGAGGGCGCAGGCGATTTCGAGTTGGCCGTTTGCGTCGATCAGCGCCACCCGCTCGGTGATGAAGCGGGGAATCAGAATGTCGAGTATCCGGTTCATGGTCGGCCTCACATGCACATCGGCGCGGTGTCGCCGGAGTAGTCGAGGTCGACCGATTCCCAGCCGCTGGGGCGCAGGATCTCGTCGATCTCCCGGATCTGGTCGCTGATATCGGTCATCGTGATTTCCGCGCGTCGAGCAGCGTCCTCGTCCCACTGCGGCCGGGCGCGGCGCAGGCGGGTCAGGCTGTCGACGTGGTGGCTGCGGTGCTTCAGCAGGTCGGAAGCGGAGAGGCTGGAGTAGTTCATGCCGCCTCCTGCGCTTCGGCGTCTGCGCTCTGGCTGGCCGATTTCGTGATGGCGAGCCGCTGGAGGATCGCGGCGAGCTGCTGTTGGGCCTCGGCGTCTGCGTTGCGCTTGGTGGTGCCGGTCTTTTGGAACTGTCGAGCGTGGCCGCTGAGGAGGCGACTGGCGGTGCGGATGGCGTCTTGCTCTTGGTCCGTCAATGCCTCGGCCTTGAGCCGCTTGACCGTATTCGATAGGTCCACATAAGCCCTCACGAACTCGGCTTCTTTCTCGGAAGCCTCGGCCTCGGCTGTTTGCAGAAGCCCCTGCTGGTCGCTGATCTCTTCCTGCTGCTCATCGATGACCTGTTGCAGGCGCTGGGCATTGGTGCGCAGCTTGGCCAAGTCGGCATGCAGCGCCGTCAGTTCCTGGCTGTGCGAGGCGCGGCAGAGGTAAAGCGCCTCTTCGACCGCCTGCTGTTGCGAGTTCTTCCTGTCCTTGCGCCCGGCAAGGTAGGCGGTGGCGATCAGGATCAGCAGCGCGGCGAGCGTGGTGGCCGCGAGAATGATGTGTTGGGTATGCATGGTGGTTTTCTCCATTGGTGGTGGGTGGCCGGTGGTGGCGGCCGGTGTGGTTACTCGTTACTGCCGAGTCGGGCATATGCCTCGTCGGCCTGCCAGGCTCGGGAGTCGATCAGGGCCGCCAGGTGGCGCACGTCAACGAACAAAGGCGCCTTGCGGCTGGGGTCCAGGGTGGTCAGCGGGAGGGCTATCCGCTTGGCCTTGATGGCCAGGCTGAAGCTGTCTTCGTTGAGGTTCCTGAAGTACCTGGTGCGCAGTTGCTCCAGCGGGATCAGCACGTCGCCGAAGGTACGGTAGAGCAGCTCCACCGTCTCCGGGCGCGGGGCCGGTGTCAGGCGAAGTTCCGGTTGGTTGTCGTGCGGAGTGCTCATGCGGCTACCTGTTCGGCTGCATTGCGGCGAGCCTTCCCGAAGGCAGGGCCGGTGTAGTGAACAACTAGGGCGCGTGAGTACGGCGGTTGGTCGTAGGCAATCTCAATGCAGCGCAAAAGGCGTGCATTTCCTGCGAGATTGCAGAGCGCGGTGTAGGTGCTGTGGTCGATAGAGCCTGCCTGATAGGCGAGCAGTGTTGCGCCGAACGCTTGGTGGTCTGCTGCTACTGCCTGGGCCTCGGTTTCCGCTTCGCGGGCCTCGGTGGCCAGCTTGAAGATCATTTCGACCAGGGCGATTCGTACTGGTTGGCATTTCATGCCTTGCCTCCTTTGGGATGGTTCCAGGCGATCTCTACGTGGGTTCGTACAAGTTCCCGAAGGTGTTCCGGCACCCGCTCCAGGGCCGCCCTGCGTTCCTCGATGGTTCGAAGGGCGACGATCTGGCGGGCGTACTCGCGGGGCCGGGGTTCGTCAGCCAACCTCGCGGCGGTCCGGGACCGCCGGCGGGCAGACGCGTGGGATGCCGAGCTTGTCGGCCAGCCATGCCACTCCGGCCGGGCGCACCTTCGTCGAGTGGCTGTACTGCATGCCGAGTTCGGGGTGATGCCAGGACGTTTCCTTTGCGCGCAGGTAGAGACGGTCGCGGACCGGTGCGGCTGGAAGAGTGTTGCTGTCGAGCAGGCCGGCCGCCTTCATGCGCTTGATCAGTTCGGGACGGGTCAGCCCGAGGCGCTGCGCTGCCTGGTGCAGGGACAAGTCTTTCATCGCGGCCTCCTACGCTGCTTGGCTGAAACGGCGGCGAGCCGGGGTGTCGTCCGCCGTGTCCAGGCGGCCGTTTGCGATGGATTCGAGGTAGTCGGCCACGGTGTTGGCGTTGGAAGGGGCATCGATAGGGAGGCCCAGGCTATTCAGCGTGGAGCCCATTCGAACGACGACGCTGACCTGTTCAGCGCCGCGCTCAATGTCAAGAGTGGCGTGGACTGCCTGGCGGGTTTCCGCGTCGTAGAGGGTGTGGTTGAAGCGGCCGTTGAGGCTGAGTTGAGCCTTGAGCCGCACAAAGGATGGTTGGCGGAGTGCGTAGGTCATGCCGCGTCACCTCCAAACGGGGAGGTGGCTACCGCGTAGCGGCGGCCCAAGGTGCGCTTGGTGGCGACAAGCTGGGCTTTGCCGTTGACGATGACGACTAGGCAGCCAGTGTCGGCCTGGAGGCGTTGGATCTGTTGGGGGGAGGAAGTACAGGCCGGGTGGACGTGTACCGTGGCGGAACGTTGCATGGTGTTACCTCGTCTCTGTGGTGGTGAGTCGAGGTGATGGTATACCTGATGGGTATATTGTCAACCCTACAGGTATATGTATTTTTCCTTGAGCACTAAAAAGGGCGCCGAGAATCGGGCGCCCTTTATGCCTTTCTGGATGCTCAAATTATGGGGAGAGACCCCTTGAGCGGGCGGACCGTTGACCACCAGAAGACACGGCCAATGATGGTGATTCGCTGCTCTATAAACTCTTCAAACGTGTAATCTTCGTCTTGAAATTCCTGCTGGTTGTAGCTGCGTAACCGATAGCCTGTACCTGGCAGTCGAAGCACGAATTTAACGCGCAACTCGCCGTCGTGCTCTAGGGCGTAAATTTCACCATCAACGACTTTGGTCATTCCGCGGTCTATTCCAATCGTCGCTCCATGCAGAATCAGCGGTGACATGCTGTGCCCACTGGCTGTGGCGCAAATGGCATTTGCTGGATCGACTCCACAGACCCTGAGTGTGGCCAGAGAGAAACGAAGTAGCCGCCCTTCAAGGGGTTGCACGGCGGTTTTACCCGTGCCGGCCGAAATCTCTACTTCCTTGTACAACGGCAACGCAACCTCGTCGTCTTCCAGTGGAGTGTCGCTATCCCAAGGTGCGATTGGCTCAAGCACCAGTGGGCCGCCGTCTTTCCTCGGGAGTTTAACCACATTGCTTTGACGATCTCCGTCTTCAGCGAAGGCGCGCGAGTTGTCCAGAGAGAACTGAGGAAGCTCCAGCGCCTGCTCAATGTGGCGAGCCAGCTTGGAGCCAATGTTCTTTGTCGGGTTGGGGCCTGCAAACTGATTGACTTGCCCAGGTTGTCGGTCTATCGCGCGGCTGAAATCTGCCTGGTTTAGGCCCTTCAGCCGCATGACGACCTGTAGGTTGGAATAGCGAATGTTAGAGATGTCATCCATGGATGTATTCCACAGGATAGCTACCCAACAGGTAAACAACCATGGGGGTTGTCACGTATACCTGTTGGATATATGATTTACCTCGGAGGTATCCAATCATGGAGCTAGCTGCATACATCAGGGAGATTGACCGTCCGAAGGAGGCTTCAGGTAACCCGCTGGAACGCTATGCCGAGCGCTGTGGAGTGACGGTGGGTTACATGAGGATTCATGTTCTGTACGCCCGGAAAGATCCACGCTTTCGCTTGCTGCGGGCTTTGGCTAGAGAAAGCGAAGGAAAAGTGAGTTTGGCTGAGGTGCTCCAGCACTTCGGCGTGCCAACGGCAGAAACGATTTGGCCGATAGCTGCTTAACAGCGTCGGCTCATGAAACAAACCCCTCGCCACCACCGAGGGTGGGCCGGCAAGGCTGATCAGGTTGGACGTACTGCATGCCCAAGCCTGACCTGCCCTGCCATCCCGAACCAAGGCACGGATGCCTTGGGGTTGCCAGCCGCTCCACCACAGAGCGACTGGCTGCAATGGCCAGGTGATCAGGGATGCCGATCACCTGGCCAAGGCGGCAGATGGCTTTTCCACCACAGAGCGGCCATCTGCCTTGTGACCACCATGCAATGTGACCACGGCGCCTACTGTAACAAGGTTGGTGGCGTCGTGGCACTGGCAGTAAACAGGAATAATTGCCATGTCCCGACCTTCGTTCGCGGATCAGTTCGACCGTATGGGCCGCGAGGTACTCCCCCTGGGCGAAGCGCTCAACCTCGTTGCCCGCAATCAACGCATGTGCCACGGCGGCATTACCGGCTTCGCGCACTCCACCGGCCGCAGCGTCTCCACCACCTCCCACAAGTTCGATCCCAGCCACACCAGCCACATCCTCAACATCTACGACGTGCTCGACTTCCTGCGGTACGTGTCGGCCGAGGGGCGGGCGGTCGTGCTCGATGCGCTGCATGCTGAGCTGGGCGACAGCCTGTGGTTCTTCGTTTCGCCGCTTCAGTTCGAGGATGTGCCGGCCAGCCTGATTGCCGGCGCCGGCGAGATCCTGCACACGTCGGCCAATGCGGCAACCACCATCGCGCGCCATATCGAGGACGGCCGCATTGACGCGGCCGAGCTGGCCGAAACCCAAAAACTGGCGATGAGCATCATCCGCGCGGCGGTCGGCCTCTACGAGCGTGCCCGCTACGTCCACCAAACCACCAAGGGCGCCGAACGCGGGGAGGTGAGCAATGGCTGACATCGCGGATCATGCCAATGACCTGGTGCTGGAGCGCATGGAGGCGGCATTGGCTGCCCGTGCGCTGGTAGCGGTTGGCGAATCGGCTCATGAGTGCGAGTGCTGCGGCGAACCGATCCCGCCGCGTCGTCGCGAAGCTGTACCGGGGTGCCAAACCTGCATCGAATGCCAGTCCTTCAACGAGCGGAGGGGGCGCCGGTGAGTAACGAAGCCTTGGACGAAGTGCTGAATCAGCTTCGGGATCATGGTATCGAGCCCTTCACCAAGCGGAGCCCGGGCTGGGTGTTCGGGAAGTTGGTGCGCTGCAAGGTCGAGGGCGACCGGAACGGGGAGGCAACTGGCTGGTACGTCCTGCACGAATACACCACTGCCAGCGGCAAGACCCTCTATTTCGGGCGCTTCGGCAACTGGCGGCAGGACCTCAACGAGAAATTCAAGCTCAAGGGTGTTCGCCTGACTGCCGAGGAGCGCGAGCTGATGCACGCGAGGCAGGAGGAGGCCAAGCGCAAGGCGGCAGCGAAGGCCGCCTATGCCGCCCAGCGTGCCGCCCAGGGCGCCGCGCGGCTGTGGGAGCGGTTATCGGAGAAAGGCAAGGCGCCGTATCTCGACCGCAAGCAAATCATCGGGATCGGCGGACGCTACGGTTACGGCGGGCGTTTCATGGTGCCCATGCGGACCCTCAAGGGGCTGGTGGGACTGCAAATCATCTACCCCGAAAAGCAGCCCGATACCGGCCGGGACAAGGCGTATTGGCCCTACGGCATGCAGAAGGAAGGAGCGTTCTGCCTGATCGGTCCGCGCCCCGAGCCCGGCGAGCCGGTGCTGATTGCCGAGGGGTACGCGACCGGCGTCAGCCTGCACATGGCGACGGGCTGTGCGGTCTGCATCGCCTTCGACGCCGGCAACCTGCTGCCGGTCGGCAAGGCGATGCAGACCGAGTATCCGTCTCGGCCGCTGATCTTCTGCGGCGATGACGACTGGAAGACCACCCGCCAGGACGGGTCGCCTTGGAATCCGGGCGCTCAGGCTGCGGAGAACGCCGCCACGATCCTTGGCGGCCAGTTCGTGCTCCCTCGCTTCGGCAGCGAGCGCGAGGAGGGCTGGACTGACTTCAACGACCTGCACTGTGCCGAGGGGCTGGAGGTGGTTCGCGCCCAGGTCATGGCGGTAGTCCGGCCACCCGCTGAGGGTGGCTGGCGTGACTGCCTTCTGCGGATCAAGGGCGGCGGCCTGGCGGCGCACATGGTGAACATCAGTCTGATCCTACAGAACGATGAGCGCTGGCACGGAGTGCTCGGCTACGACGAGTTCAGCGCCAAGACCATGAAGCTGCGGACGCCGCCCTATGGTGGTGGTACGGGGGAGTGGACAGATCTGGACGACATGCTGGCGTGCGAGTGGCTGGCCCAGCAGTACGGTTTGCTGACGAAGGTACCGCCGGTGCTGGAAGCGGTGTCGGTGGTGGCCAGCAAGAACAGCTTTCACCCGGTGCGGGCGTACCTTGAGGGCCTGGAGTGGGACGGTACGCCGCGGATCGAGCATTGGCTGAACAGGGCCCTGGGCGTGGAGGAGACCCCGTACTCGATGAAGGCCGGCAAGCGCTGGCTGATCGGCGCTGTTGCGCGTGTTATGCGCCCGGGCTGCAAGATGGATACGGTGCTGATCCTCGAAGGGTTGCAGGGCGAAGGCAAGTCGACCGCCATGTCGGTGCTGGGCGGCGAGTGGTTCATGGATACCCCGTTCGTGCTCGGTGACAAAGAGACGTTCCAGATGTTGCGCGGCAAGTGGATCAGCGAGCTGGGCGAGCTGGATGCCTTCAACAAGGCCGACAGCACGAAGGCAAAGCAGTTCTTTTCGGCCTCGGTCGATACCTTCCGCGAGAGCTACGGCCGCAGAACCCGCGATGTGCCACGACAGTGTGTTTTCGTGGGTACGACCAACCAGGACGAGTACCTGAAAGACACCACCGGCAACCGTCGATACTGGCCGGTCCTCTGCACCAAGGTGGATCTGGACCTGCTGCGCGAGATCCGGGACCAGCTATGGGCAGAAGCGCTGTTCTGCTACCGCGCCGGGGATCAGTGGTGGGTCTCGCGTGAAGAGCGCGCGCTGTTCGAGGAGGAGCAGGACAAGCGGTACACCGTCGACGCCTGGGAGCACAAGTTGATCGGTTGGCTGGAGGGGTACGTCGGCGAGACCGTCACCAGTGCTGACCTGCTGGGGGACGCGCTCAACCTCGACTTCGGGCATTGGGGCAAGCCGGAGCAGATGCGAGTTGGCCATATCATGCACCGGCTGGGCTGGCGGCGCAGACGCCTGCCCGCATCCGGGAAGTCACCTGTGCGGCCGTGGGGCTATGAGCGGCCGCCGTCGTGGAAGGGGCGGCCAACGCAGAAGGAGGCCGCATTTTGATCAAGCCAATTGACGAGATGCTACGGACCTGGGCCGCCGAGCTGCACCCACCGAACGGCGTAGGTTCAGCCGGCAACGCTGGCGGCGGGAGCAATGTGATTGCTATGCTGATGGCGACCAGGGGAAACCTGACTCGCTCCACGGCGGGGGCTCGCTGTCCTTTGGATCGCACGGCGGACATTGAGCTGATCGTGAACAAGCACCTTCCGCCGCCCATCGAGCGGGTGGTGCGGTTGCATTACACGGACTACGACATGTCGGACCCGATGAAATGGGCAGCATGCGGATGTGGCAAACGCCAGTATTACCGCAGGCTCGACCTGGCCCACGCGGCCATCGCTGAAATCCTGCTGCGGCGGGCGGCCTGACTTGGCCAGGCGCTGTCCCACCGTCCTACTCTGTCCCGCTTCGTTTTTTCGAGGCGGGACAGCGCAAAGCCCCGTCGCTGCTGGGGCTGTCCCACTGTCCCACCTTTCACCCACCCGCCCGCACATAGGCGCGCATCGCGCGCACGCGCGCAGCGTGCGCTCTTATTATTCTTCTCTTATATGCGTAGAAAGTAGTGGGACAAGTGGGACAGTAGGACAACGCCATATAAAACAATGGGTTATCTGTCCCACCTGCTGACCCACCTACTGACCAGTAGGACAGCGCCAGAGGCGCTTGATAACCGTAGGCAGATATTCACCGGGTATTCGCCAGGGATTGCCAAGGCGTTCATGGGATATTCGTAGGGTGGCAATGAAACGGGGTTGTTGCCATGACACTTTGGGGGTAAAAAGTAGGCACTCTCGTAGAGGTGCGCCACTGAGGCACACGCTCCACATCATCCGAACCCGGCCATCGCGCCGGGTTTTTTATTGTCTCGATTTCGGCGCCTCTGGCCTCCCAGGCGGGGCGTCGGGTCCAGGGACGGGCCGCCACTCAGACCGAGGTGAACATGGCGACAGAGAACGACGTTCAGCAGACGCTGAGCGATATTCCGACCTGGCTGTTCGTGCTGGTGTCGATGGCCGGCCTGTCCGGGGAGCTGTGGCGCGCCGAGGCGGCAGGACTGACGGTCAGCGATCTGCTGAAACGTGTCCTGCTGCGCTCGGGGGCCTCGGTGGTGTTCGGCCTGGCCTCGGTGTTGCTCGCCACGGCGAGCGGTGCGGGGCTGCCGGTTGCCGCCGCGCTCGGTAGCGTGGTCGCGTGCCTCGGCGCCGATGTGACCTCGGGGTTCTACACGCGCTGGCTTGCCCGGCGCGCCGGGATGCCGCCGGCCGGCGATGAGCAGCGGGGCGGGCCGGCCAGCCCCCCCTGAAAATCCCGATTTTTTGGGTCCTTCCCCGGTCCCCGGCCCTATACGGGTACGCGGACTCGCGTTTTCCCTCTAGCTGTGATTTCTACAGGAATGTCCGTCTTTTCAAGGGGTTAGCATGGGTCGCAGAGTGACGAAAGCCGACCTGGCCGAGATCGTCGGGCGCGACGAACGCACCTTGAGCCGGTGGCAGCGTGAGGGAATGCCGGTGGTGTCGGTCGGGCTCGGTCGCGGGAACGAGAACGAGTACGACACCGAAGAGGTGATCGGCTGGCTGGTGCAGGTCGCCTCCCTCAACGGCAAGAAAGAATCGGTACGGGACCGCCTGGACAGGCTGCGCGCCGACCGCGAGGAGATCGCCCTGGCCCGCGATGTGGGCGAGGTGGCGTTGGTGGCCGATATGGCGACCGCATACGAAGCGATGATCACTGCGGCCAAGGTCGAGTTGCTCAACACCTACCCCGACGCGCTGGCAGCGTCGCTATCGGCCCGCTATGGCATTGAGATCGACGAAAGCCTGATTCGCGAACCGATGGAAGAGACCCTAAGGAAACTGGCCGAGTATGAACCGGATGACGCCCCGTCAGACGGGGATACTGACTACGCGCTCCCTGAAGAGGGCTTTGAAGAAGACGGCGATTAACGCCGTTCGCCGTATGGCCCGCAAGTGGTCTCCGCCGCCGCGGATGAGCATTGCCGAGTGGGCGCGGAAGTACCGTTGGCTGTCTCCCGAAGAGGCGGCGAAGCCTGGTCCCTATCGGTTCGAGGTGACCCCCCATCTGGTGTGGCCGGGTGGTCCTCTGGAGGCCCTGGACGATCCGAATGTGACCGAGGTAGTCGGGCGCAAGTCGGCCCAGGTCGCATGGACCTCCGGCGTGCTGGGTAACGCCCTCGGCAAATGGATCGATCTGGACCCCTCGCCGATCCTGATCCTGTTTCCGAAGGCCGAAGCTGCGAAGCAGTATGTGGCCGAGAAACTGGAGCCGATGGTGGAGGCCACGCCTCGGCTGCGCAAGAAGATCGATCTTCGAAGCCGCAAGCTCCAACAGCGGCAAGATTTCAAGCGCTTCCCCGGTGGCTTCCTGAAGCTGGTCGGCTCCAACAGCCCCTCCAGCGTGAAGTCAACGCCGGTACCCCGTGTCGGCGTCGAGGAGCCCGACGACTGCAACCTGAACCTGAGGGGGCAGGGCGATAGCATCAAGCTGGCCAAGGAGCGGCTGAAGACCTACCGACGATCCAAAGTGATCATCGGCGGCACGCCGACGCTAAAGGGGCTGTCGGCCATCGATGCCGAGTACGAGCTGTCGGATAAGCGCATTGCCATGGTTCCATGCCACGACTGCGGCCAGGAACACGAACTGAGCTTCGATCACCTGCACTGCCCGGAGGATCCGACGCAGTATCACGAAGTGTACGGGCACAAGCGCCCCGAGCTGGCCTACTACGCCTGTCCGCACTGCGGGTCGGTGTGGGACGACGCGCAGAAGAACGCGAACCTACAGCATGGCCGCTGGGTGGCGACGGCTGAGTTCCGCGGTATAGCCGGCTACGACATGAACGAGCTGATCGCGACGTTCTACGGCTCACGCTTCGCGGTGCTGATGGAGAAGTGGCTACAGGCCGAGCATGCCGCCGCCCAGGGCAACATCGGCCCCATGATCGCGTTCGTGAACAGCTCGAAGGGTGAGAGCTACGAGTTCAAGAGCAATGCGCCTGGGATCGAGGAGCTGGTGAAGCGCGCCGAGGCTTACGGCGAATGGACGGCACCGGCTGGCGTGCTGCTGGCTACCGCAGGGGTGGACGTACAAGGCGACCGCCTGGCGGTGATTGTCGTCGGTTGGGGGCGTGGGGAGGAGTCCTGGCGCCTGTTCTGGAACGAGCTGCGCGGCAATCCGGCCGACCCCAGCGATGGGGTCTGGTCTGAACTGGATGCGCTGCTGGCAAAGCCGCTCCCGATGGAGGGCGGCGGCGAGCTGGCTATATCGGCGGTGAGCATCGACAGCTCTGACGGGAACACCAACCACGCCGTCTACGCATACGTCCGGGACCGCCAGCGCTTCAACATCATGGCGATCAAGGGGGCCTCCCGCGATAGCCTGGAGAAAGAGATTTTCTCCCGGCCGTCTGCCTCAGTGGATACCGCCCGCGACAACACCAAGGCCGCGAAGTACGGCCTGCGGGTGTACATCGTCGGCACGCACAAGGCCAAGACCCTGCTCGACTCCCGCGTGCGCCTGGTGGGTGCTGGGGCGGGGCGGATGCACTGGTACAGCGATATCCGCCAGGACTACTTCGAGCAGTTCACAAACGAGGTGTTGGCGCCGCACCCGCGGATTCCCACAAAGATGATTTGGCAGAAGAAAGCCGGTCGGCGTAACGAGGCGCTGGATTGCGAGGTGTATGCCCTGCATGCCGCGCGCAGCCTGAAAACCCACCTTCTGCGGGATGACGAATGGGATGCCCTGGAGCGCCAGGTGCGGCAACCCACATTGTTCAGTGGCGACCAGCCCGTGGCACCAATGCCCAAGCGGGCGGTGCCGCGCGGTCGCGGTACACGCAGCCGGGTCGGCTGACTGAGGGAAATCATGACCACAGCGAAACAGCGCCTGGAGGAAGTCCGGGCGGCGATATCTGACGTCCTGTCAAAGGGGCAGCGCCTGAAGCGTGGCGAGCGCGAGGTCTACAAAGCCGAGCTGGCGTCTCTGCGAATGCTTGAACAACAGTACGCCGCAGCCGCCGCTCAGGAAGAGGCCGCCCAGCACGGGCGGGGTCGTAACCGCGTTTACTACCTGAAGATTTGACCATGGGCTTTTTCCGACGCTCACCCGAGCAACAACTGATGCGCGAAGCCCTCCGTCTGGCCAAGGCGGCGGCCCGTCCCTCGGCGCCGATGGCGCAGGGGGGCGGCGGTGGCACGGAAACGCGCTGGCGGGGAGCTTCACGCATGCTCCGCAGTATGGCCAGTTGGATCCCTGGCCTGGGCAGTCCTCGTCGAGACCTGAACCGCGGCGAGCGCAATATGCTGATCGCCCGTTCTCGGGATGCCCTGCGTAACCACCTGATCGCGCGGGCTGTCGTGATGCGCCTGCGCACGAACGTGGTCGGTACGGGGCTGGTCTGTCGGGCGCAGGTCGACCACCAGGCGCTCGGGATCTCCGGTGAAGAAGCGGAGCGGCTGAATGCGCAACTGGACTGGATCTGGAACCACTACGCCGACAGCCCAGCCGAGTGCGATGCCGAGGCGACGTTGAACCACTACCAGCTCCAGGCGCTGACCCTGGTGTCGTCGCTGGTCGGCGGCGATGTGCTGGTGGCAACGCCCTTCGAGGAGCGGCCCGGCTGCATCTTCGGCACGCGCCTGCAATTGATCGAGGCCGAGCGCGTTTGCAATCCGGGGTACGGCCTGGATAGCGCAGGGCTGGTCGATGGCATCGAGTCCAACGGACTCGGCGCGCCGGTTGCCTATCACGTCTGCTCGGGCTACCCGAACGACCTGCCGACTGCCGGGCCGCTAACCTGGCAGCGTCTACCGGCATTCGGTGCGCAGACCGGACGGCGCCGGGTGTTGCACGTCATGTCGGACAAGGAACGGCCCGGCCAGAAGCGCGGTGCGCCGTATCTGGCGCCGGTGCTGGAGCCGTTGCAGAAGCTGGAGCGCTACAGCAGCGCCGAGCTTATGGCGGCGGTGATCTCGGCAATGTTCACCGTGTTCATCAAGAAGGGCTCCGACTACAACAACGCCGGCGGCCTGCCGATGACGGGCCTGGTGAACGGTGGTGGTAGTGCCTCCACCGACGACGAAGCACCGGCCCTGGAGCTGGGCGAGGGGGCGGTGGTTGACCTGGGCGAGGGCGAAGAGCCTGTTGTCGCCAACCCCGCCCGGCCGAATGCGCAGTTCGATCCGTTCTTTATGGCGGTCGTCAAGGAGATAGGCGCCGCCCTGGAGATCCCCGCGGACGAGGTGCTTTTGCACTACAGCACCAGCTACAGCGCCGCGCGGGCCGCCATGCTGCAAGCCTGGCGATTCTACAGTCTGCGCCGCTGGTGGCTGACCTGCGACTTCTGCCAACCGAGCCGGGAGCTGGTGATTGACGAAGCGGTGGCGCGCGGCCTGATCGACCTGCCCGGCTATCACGATCCGATCAAGCGGCGTGCGTACTGCCAGGCGCTATGGATTGGGCCGGCGCGTGGCGCCATCGACGAGCTGAAGGAGGCGAACGCCGCCGGTAAGCGCATCGAGTACGGCCTGTCGAACGAGACCCTGGAGACTGCGGCGATGACTGGCGAGCCCTGGCAGCAGGTGTTCAACCAGCGCTTGCGGGAGATCGAGCAGCGCCGCGCCAACAACCTGTACACGCTGCCGAAGGGCCGCGAAACCGAGGCGCCGCCGGTGCCCGGTCCCCACGACGAGGAATAACCATGCGCGCATTCGAGCTGGCTGCATCGCAGCCTTGGCTAATGCTGCCCGAGCATCTGGAGAACCTGCTGGCCATCGCTGAGCGAATGGGTGACCCCCAAGCGCTGGTGACCCGCGAAGGCGAGCGCTTGAACAAGGCCCGCACGGTGACTGTTCGCAACGGCGTGGCCATCGTGCCTGTGATCGGCCCCATCTTCCGTTACGCGAACCTGTTTACCGAGATCAGCGGAGCCACCAGCACCCAGGTGCTGGCCACGGACATTCAGCGGGCGCTCGACGACCCGGCAGTCCGCAGCATCGTACTGAACATCGATAGCCCGGGCGGTGTGGCATCTGGCATCAACGAGCTGGCCGAGCTGGTGTACGAGGGGCGCAATCGCAAGCGGATCGTTACCTATGCCGGGGGCTACCTGGCTAGCGCTGCGTACTGGATCGGAAGTGCTGCCGAGGAAATCGTTGTCGACGAGACGGCGATGGCCGGGAGTATCGGCGTCATCGTTGAGGCGGTGGTTCAGCCCGATGGACCAGACAAGCCGAAGCGCTACCAGGTGGTCAGTCGCAACGCCCCGAACAAGCGGCCTGACGTCACCACCGAAGAAGGGCGCAAGAAGATCGGCGAGACCGTCGATGCCCTGGCTGAAGTCTTCGAGAACAAGGTGGCCCGCAATCTCGGCGTGGCTGCTGAACGTATCCCGGAAATGGGTGACTACGGCGGCCTTCTGGTCGGCGCCGCGGCGGTGAAAGCCGGCCTCGCGCACCGACTTGGCAGCCTGGAAGCCCTGATCACTGAACTGGCCAAACCGGCCGCAACCCAACCGAGGAAAGCAAGTATGAAAGTCGTGAAGACCACGGCAGAGCTGCGCGAGGCGCTGGCCAGCGGCATCGACCCGAACACCATCGAAGTGGCCAGTGCCGGCGCCGAGGAGATCCAGGCGGCCCGTACCGACGCGGCTGTCGCTGAGCGCAAGCGTATTCAGGGCATCAGCGCACTGGCCAGCAAGGGCTTCGAGAAGGAGGTGGCTGCTGCCATCGAAGCCGGTACCAGTGTCGAAGCGACCGCCCTGCAACTGCTCCAGGCGGCCTCTGATCGCGGCATTACCCTCGCCGGAATCGTTGCCGACTCCACCGGGGCCTCGGCCTCCACGCCGGCTGGCGACGACGCGGCCAGCAAGGAGCGTGGCGCTGCGGTATCCGCCATCGTGACCGGTGCCAAGCGCCGCTAAAAGGAGATCCGCCATGTACGAAGTTCAACGCAATACCTACGTCCCGGACCAATTGGCGGCCGGTGATTTCCCCATTGCCACCGGCTCCGGTGTGATCGCTGCCGGCCAGGTACTCAAGCGCGGCGCGGTGCTGGGCCGGGTCACTGCTTCGAAGGAGTACAAGCTGTCGGTTGCCGCCGCCGACGATGGCTCCCAGGCGCCGAGCGCGGTTCTGCTGGAGGCCGTCGATACCTCGGCAGGTGCCAAGGTCGCGCCGCTGCAACTGACCGGCGATGTGCGTTTCGGCGCGCTCACCGTAGGCGAGGGCCACGGGCGTGACAGCCTGGTCGATGCTCTGCGCCCGTTCTGCCTCTTCGTTCGCTGATAGGAGTTCAACCAGATGACCGATATTTTCGACTGCCGCACGATGCTCGATGCGGTGGAGCAGATGGTGCGGCCGCGTACCTTCCTGCGTGACCTGTTCTTCAATGGCGCCAACCCGGTGACCTTTGGTACCACTGCGGTGGATATCGATATCGTGAAGGGCACCCGCAAGATGGCTCCGTTCGTGCATCCCCGCCTACCGGGGAGCCTGTCGCTGCGCTCCGGCTACCGGAGCACCACCTACAAGCCGCCGTACATCCAGCCCAAGCGTGAGACCACCGCGGAGCTGATCCTGAAACGTTCGCCTGGCGAAAACCCGTTCGCTACCAAGTCCGCGCTCCAGCGGGCCGGCGAGCAATTGGGCAAGGATCTGGCGGATCTCGACGACGAGATTACCCGTCGTGAAGAGTGGATGTGTGCCCAGGCGCTTACTACCGGCAGCATCAATGTGAAGGGCGAGGGCGTCGATGATGTTATCGACTTCCAGATGGAAGATACCCACAAGGTGACGCTGGCCACCGGCAAGTGGGGGGCCAGTGGCGCCGACCCGATTGGCAATCTGCGGACTTGGAAGCGCCGCATTGCCAAGGATTCCGGGCGCACAGCGAACGTGTCGGTGTTCAGCGGCGAGGCCCTGGATGCGTTCCAGAACGACGAAAGCGTCATGAAAAAGCTGAATACCCGTCGCGTCGACCTGGGCATGATCAACCCCGAGGAACTGCCTGATGGCGTTACGTACCTCGGCTATCTCAACGATCCGGGGTTGGATCTCTACGGCTACGATGAGTGGTTCGTGCCCGACGATGGCGACGAGGAGGAGCAGCCGATGATCTCGGCGGGTGGCATCATCCTGGGCTCGACCAACACCCGTAACGCGATGTTGTACGGGGCGATTCAGGATCTCGACGCCATCGAGAGTGGCCTGGTCGAGGCGTCGCGCTTCCCGAAGAGCTGGACGACCAAGGAGCCGAGCGTGCGCTGGGTGAAGCTCCAGGCTGCTGCGCTGTCCGGCCTGCTGGAGCCGGATGCCTTCCTGTTCGCGAAGGTGGTGTGACATGGCCGCCGCAAAGTCGAAGTACATCGTCATTAAGGGGTGCGTGCAGGACGGGCGCGATATCTATCGGATGGGCGAGCCCTACGAACCGGCCAGCACGGAGCTGCGGGAGGAGTTGCTGGCTGCGGGCGTTATCGGTCTGGCCAAGGACCACGCCCAGGCGCAGAGCGGCGAGGACGGCGAATAGCCATGCGCTTTCATGAGCGATTCGCTGATCTCGATGCGCTGCTGTTCGATGAGCTGGGCGACCCTGCCCATTTCGAAGGGCGGGCAGAGCCTGTGCTGGGGGAGTTTACCGCCCCATGGCAGGCTCCGCGCATGGGTACCGCGCCGCTTCCATTGCGTGAGCCGCGGTTCACCGTTCTGGCCAGCGATGCGGCGAGCGTGGAGGTCGGGCAGGGAATCGTCGTGGATCTCCCTCCGCCAGACGGCGGCGCCTATATCGTCGTGCGGCGGGAGCCTGATGGCACTGGCTTAGTCGCGTTGCTGCTGAGGAGGGACTGATGGCTATCGGTACCACCCATCGGGTGACCGCGCGAGGCGGTACGCTGAACGTCCAGCCGAAGGCCGCCGATATGGCGGCCTTCTCGACTCTGGCGGCGGCGTACCCGAAGGCGGCTATGAACGCGCAGCGCCGGGCGATCAACAAGACGCTCGGTTGGCTGCGGACGCATATCGCCAGGGCGGTCGGCCAGAAGGAGCGCATAGCGGTTCGGGCAGTGCGGCAGCGGCTGATCGCGTATCCGGTGCGTGGCTCGGGTAGCCAGGGCAAGCTCTGGTTTGGCATCAACCCCATCGAGGCCAGCCGAATCGGCCGGCCTCGTCAGGGAAAGGCGGGGGTGACGGTGGCCGGGCGAACCTATCGCGGGGCCTTCTATGCCCGTGTGTACGGGGGCGAGCCAGATATCTGGATTCGAACGGCCAGCCCGCACTTCGACCCGAGCGATTACCCGGCCAGCGACGTTCGATCGATGGCCTACGGTCGCCGCGGTTCGATGGACGCGGACATGTACGGCCGCTTTCCCTTGGCCAAGGCAAAGGTGCTGCTGGACGACGTGCGTCCGCTGTTCGATGCCTGGGCCAAGCGGGCCGACCAGAAACTGCTTGAGTTCGCCCAGCGCGAACTTGCCTACGAACTGCACAAGCTGACCAAGGGAGGCGCGCGTGGCTGACTTCGTGCTGCTCGACTTCTACCGAGCGATTGAGGCAGAGCTGAACGCATCGCTCGCCGGTATGCGCTCTATCGCGTTCGATACGCAGATCGAGGACCGGATGCCAGCGCCGTGCATCCTGTTGGAGGTGTCGGAGTTCGAGCCGAGCCAGGATCCCGACCAGGGCACGGGCGAGGTGGGACTGACCTTGCATGTGCAAGCCCGGATCGTCGTAGGCCGGGAGCGCGCGGAGAACCGCACCAAGGCCCTACAACTGGCAACCCAGCTTGCCCATCTGCTGCGGGACCAGACATGGGATCTGGACGATGTTTCGCAAGCCGAGTTCGTCCAGGCCGGCGAGGACTACACGAAGCCTGAGCTGGACGCCTTCTGTGTCTGGCTGGTGGAGTGGACGCAAACGGTCTATGTAGGGGCCGAGGAGTGGCCCTGGAAGGACGAGTCTGGCGAGGAGCTGCTGTTCGGCATCGATCCCGACACTGGTCCCGGTCATGAGGGGGACTACTTCGCGCCCGAGGATATCCCGCTATGAGCTACGCGACAGCGGAACATGACCGCATGATTGCGGCGATGATCAAGCCGTGCGTGGTTGCTGCGGTGGATCTCGCGGCCGCTCGGGTGCGCGTGCAGGCAGGGGCTTGGATCAGTGGCTGGGTGCGCTGGCATAGCCTGGCCGCCGGCACGGCGCGGCACTGGCGAGCGCCGAGCCTCGGTGAGCAGGGTGCGCTGATCAGCCCTAGCGGCGTAGCCGACATGGGAACGTTCATTCCCGGCCTGTACGGCGTCGCCGGCGACCAGCCCGACAACCGCGAAAACGTGGAGGTCTGGCGGTTTCCCGATGGCGGCTCCCTGGTCTACGACTGGCAGGCGAAGAGCTACGCGGTGACCCTCCCGGCAGGTACCTGCACGACGACCGTTGGCGGCGCCTCGGTCACCGTCACCCCGGGTCAGGTAGTCGTCCAGGCCGGCGAGATCCTGCTGGCTGGCAAGGTCACGGTGGCCGGCACGCTGCACGTCACCGGCAATATCACCAGCGGCGGCTCGATCATGGACACCACCGGCAACAGCAACCATCACACACACTGAACATAACCCAACGCTGAGCCCGCCTTGTGCGGGCTTTGTCGTTTCTGGAGGGGCCAATGGCCAAAGCCAAGACTGAAGAAGCGGAAGCCGTCCAGGCGCCGGTTCAAGATCATCCGACGCCCGAGTTGCCGGTGACGTTCATCGATCAGGCCTACCGACAGCGCACCCTGATCATGCCCGGCGGCGTGACGGTGCAGGTGCGCAATAGCGAGGTCGTCGCCGACACCGAAGAGGTGTTCGAGTGGTTAGTGGCTCGCGCGGAATTCGTTCGTAAGTAGGGGTGATCGATGATTGGGCTGGATCGACGGACCGGGCAGCCGCTATCCGGCGTGGCCCACTTGAAACAATCCATCGAGGACATTCTGACTACCCCGTTGGGCACCCGGCGCATGCGCCCGGAGTACGGCAGTAAGTTGCGGCGCCTGGTCGATCTGCCGGTGAACGACGGTTGGAAGAGTGCCGTGCAAGCCGAGGTCGCGCGGGCGCTTGGCCGGTGGGAACCTCGGCTGCGCCTGGAGCGTGTCCGGGTGGTGGCGGTCATGGGTGGGCGGATCGATCTGGAGTTGGCCGGGGTGTACCTGGGTGACTCCGTAATGCTGGAGGTCAGCGCATGAGTACCGTAGATCTGGCCTCACTGCCGGCGCCCGAAGTGCTGGAGCCGTTGGAGTTCGAGGCGGTTTATGCCGAGGAGCTGGCGGATTTCAGGGCTTACATGGGCGACCAGTGGAACGCTGCGCTGGAAAGTGACCCGGTGGTGAAGCTGCTCGAACAGGCAGCTTATCGTCGAATGCAGAACCGCGCTCGGGTGAACTCGGCGGCCAAGGCGTTGTTGCTGGCCTATGCCGAGGGTAGCGACCTTGACCAGTTGGCGGCGAACGTCAAGCTACAGCGCCTGGTGATACGGGAGGCCGACGAGTCGGCGGTTCCGCCGACCGAGCGGGTGATGGAGGACGACGCCGCGTTGCGGGAGCGCGTACAGCTAGCCTATGAAGGCCTGACCACCGCAGGGCCTCGGTCCAGCTACATCCTGCACGCGCGCAGTGCGTCGGCCCTGGTCGGGGACGCGACGGCCGAAAGCCCCAGGCCGGCGGAGGTGGTGGTTACCGTGTTGCACGTCGAAGGGCAGGGGGTCGCCGATCAGGCGTTGCTCGATACCGTCTATGCCCGACTGAGTGATGAGGATATCCGGCCGGTCGGCGACCGGCTGACGGTGCAGAGCGCCGAGGTGCTGCCGTACAGCATCGATGCGGTGGTGTACATGGAGGGCGTCGGGTCGGAGAACGAGGCGATTCTTGCCGAGTGCCAGCGTCGGATAAACGCCTGGATCAATCCGCGCCGTCGCCTGGGTGTCGAGGTGTCCCGGTCGGCGATTGACGCCCAATTGCATATCACCGGCGTTCGCAAGGTGGTGTTGAACGGTTGGGTCGATATCGTGCCGACCAAGGCTCAGGCGGCCTACTGCACGTCCGTGAAGGTCGTACAGGGGGACGCATGAGTCAGCTACCGAGCAACGCGACCGATCTGGAGCGCGCCCTGGAGTTCGCGACGGACGAAGAAACGGACGTGCCTCTGCGGCTGCTGGTCAACCCCGATACCTGCCCGGAACACATCCTGCCGTGGCTGGCCTGGGCCTGGTCAGTGGATCGCTGGGACAACGAATGGTCGGTGCCGACAAAGCGGGCAGCAATCCGCTCTGCCTTCGAGATCCACGCGAGGAAAGGCACTATCGGCGCGCTACGTCGGGTGGTCGAGCCAATTGGCTACCTGTTGACGGTGACCGAGTGGTGGCAGACCGACCCGCCCGGCGAGCCCGGCACGTTCTCCATCGAGGTTGGCGTGAGCAGCGGCGGTATCACTGAAACCACCTATCGCGAGGTGGAGCGCCTGCTGGATGACGCGCGGCCGGTCAGTCGCCATATCGTCGGGCTCGACATTCGCTTCGAGCCCAAGCTTCAGGTCTTCACTGCGGTTGTAGAAACCGATGGTGACATCTTGGATGTATTCCCGAGGTTCATTCCATGAGCAAGCAATACGGGGGCTTCCTTACCGACAAGGGGGCTGCCAAGCAAATCGAGGCGGCGGCTGGCGGGCTGCGGCGTGACATTACCCATATGTTGATTGGTGATGGAGGAGGTGCGCCCGGGGAGACTCCTGATCCGGTCCCTAGTCCGTCGCAAACCGCGCTTATCCGACAGCGCTACCGGGTCAAACTAAACCGGTTGGTAGCGGCCGAGGATAGTCCTAGCGTGCTAGTGGCCGAAGCCATTCTGCCGCAGGAAGTGGGGGGCTGGTGGATGCGCGAGCTGGGACTGGAGGATTCCGATGGCGACCTGATCGCTGTAGCGGATTGTGCGCCTAGCTACAAGCCGTTGGTCAGCGAGGGGGCGGGGCGAACCCAGACCGTCCGGTTGCATATCGCAGTCAGCCACGCAGAAATCGTTAACCTTCTGATCGATCCCAATGTAGTTACCGCGACGGTGGCAGATCTGAATAAGGCCCTGTTGGAGGTTCGGGCGATCAATGATGCCACTGGGCAGATGACGCTAGAGCAGGGCGGCGGTATTACACTGCCTTTATCCTTGAGTCCGACGGGGGTTGCTCCTGGTACCTACCGCAGCCTCACTGTTGACGCGAAGGGCCGAGCAACCAGTGGCAGCAATCCTACTACCCTGGGTGGCTATGGCATCACCGATGCTCTGGCGAAGAGTGAGGCGGTGGAAGAGCCAACACCGCACAAGCTGCTACGGCTCAATGGCGCGGGCCAACTGCCGGCGTCGATTACCGGTAATGCAGCGAGCGCTACGAAGCTGACGTCGGAGCGG